AGAATGCCAACACGGTTGCCATTACCGGCGGCACGATGGATGGCGTTACGATTGGTGGAGTTACCCCTGCGGCGGCTTCCTTCACGACACTTAACTCAAGCGGGGCGACCAATCTCGGCACGATTCAATCAGGCACTTGGAACGGCTCGCCTATTGCAGTGCTGTATGGCGGCACTGGCGCAACAACAGCTTCTGGAGCCCGCACAAATCTCGGTGCGGCGGCTTCGGGCGCAAACAGCGACATCACGAGCCTGTCGGGCCTGACGACGCCTCTTTCGGCTCCGCAGGGAGGCACTGGGTTTGGGTCTTACACCACCGGCGACATTCTCTATGCGGATACCTCGTCTACTTTGGCGCGGCTTAATGATGTGGCAACCGGAAATGCTCTTATTTCTGGTGGTGTTGGTGTTGCACCATCTTGGGGAAAGATTGGGTTGACGACGCATGTCAGCGGCACTTTGCCGGTTGCCAATGGCGGTTCCGGCGCGACAACCCTGACGGGCTTCCTCAAGGGCAATGGCACATCGGCTTTTACTGCACAGGCCACGATTGGCAATGCTGATCTGACCAATAGCAGCCTGACCGTTGGTTCAACGACGATCTCGCTCGGCGGTACATCCACGACGCTTGCTGGCCTGACGACTGTCACGCTGACGCAAGACCCAACAGCCGCTCTGGAAGCTGCCACCAAGCAGTATGTTGATAACGAGGTTTTGGCGGTCTCCAACACCACGTTCCACGCGGCTTCTGGATATGCCACGACTGCCGATCTTGGCTCTGTAACGTATAGCAATGGCACGGGCGGCGTTGGCGCGACTATTACACAGTCTGGCGCTCCTTCCGTCCTGATCATTGACGGCTATACCTTCACGGCGACCGATGTCACGAATGCGACGCGCGTTCTGGTCAAGAACCAGTCTTCCGGTCTGCAAAACGGCATCTATACCGTAGCCAATCAGGGTTCTGGTGCTGCAAATTGGCAACTGATCCGCGCGACTGATTTCAACACGGTTGGCACTGGGCCTGACCGCATTCAGACTGGCGCTTCTACCTTCGTTTCTGGTGGCGCGGCCAACGGTTCTACTAGCTGGGTGATGAACACGACCGGGACCATTACAGTTGGCTCTACGGCGCTCGTTTGGACCCAGACATCGTCTTCTGCCAGCGTCACGGTTACATCGCCGCTCCAAAAGGTTGGCTCGGTCATAAGCCTGACGACTGTGCCGGTTAATCTCGGCGGCACGAACCTCACCAGCTACACACAGTATGAACTGCTTTATGCTCCGACCTCCGGCTCTATCGGCCAGATTTCGGCTGGCACGGCTGGCTATCCTCTGCTTTCGGGCGGCTCTGGTGCGGCTCCGGCCTTCAGTCAGCTTTCTCTGAGCGGCACGGGCGTCACTGGAACGCTGCCTGTCACAAGCGGCGGCACTGGCACTGCGACTGCCTTCACGGCTGGCTCTGTGGTGTTTGCGGGCGCGTCTGGTGTCTATTCGCAGGACAATGTTGAGTTCTTCTGGGATAATACCAATGACTTCTTGGGTCTTGGCACGGCTGTCCCTGACACGCGCCTGACGATTACCGCGCCAACTCAGACGGCTGTGACGGCTGGAACGCTGCCCGCTGGTACTGACTTGCATATTGTCGGCGCTGATAGTGCGATCACCCGCATCACGCAGGACTCTTTCGGCACGGGCAACTATCCGGCTTACACGGGTCGCGCGGCTCGTGGCACGGCTGCGGCTCCGACAGCCTCTCAGGCGGGTGACATCCTTTCGCAATACGGTGGTCGCGGTCACGGCGCTACAGCCTACTCGTCTACCTCTGTCGGTCGCATTGACATTGAGGCGGCTGAGAACTTCACCGACACGGCGCAGGGCTCGTACATCTCGCTGCACACGACGGCTCTGGGCGCCGCCTCGCCGGTTGAGCGGTTCCGCGCTGGTCCGTCCGGCCAGTGGGGTATTGGCGGCGCAACTTACGGCACAAGCGGTCAGGTGTTTACCTCTGGCGGGGCTTCTGCGGCTCCCACATGGTCTACAATCAGCGTCTCAACAGTTACTGGCACTTTGCCTGTCGCCAACGGCGGCACTGGCCTGACCAGCTACACGATTGGCGACCTGATCTATGCCTCCGGCGCGACCACGCTCTCTAAACTGGCTGACGTTGCGACCGGCAATGCTTTGATCTCGGGCGGCATTGGGGTTGCGCCCTCGTGGGGCAAGATCGGCCTGACCACTCATGTGTCTGGCACTCTGCCGATTGCCAACGGTGGCACGAATGTCACTTCTACGCCGACAAACGGCCAGCTTCTGATCGGCAATGGCACGGGCTACTCGCTGGGGACGCTGACGGCTGGCAGCAGCAACTTTGTTGTGACCAACGGCTCTGGCTCCATCACGCTGGACATCAACTCCAGCCCTACGCTAACCGGCCTGACGGTCAATGGCGATGCTGTTATCAGCACAAGCTCGTCCAATGCTGCCCTTCGCATCACGCAGAATGGGGTGGGTAATTCACTGTTAGTTGAAGATACAACAAATCCTGACGCAAGTCCGTTTGTGGTTGATACTAGCGGTCGCCTTAATATCGGTTCTTTGAACTGGTATGCTTCTGGTGGAATTACTCCATCTCAGCAATTTAACGGTACGGGACAAGGCGCAAGCCTTGCTTTAAATGCGTGGCAGACAGGCACAGCCACCGCTGCAAGGCTCATCTTTAACCGTAGCGACAGCGCAACTGTTGGTGATTTCACAGATGTTGTGGACAGTGGCGATCAGCTTGGTTTGATCAGTTTTGCTGGATCAGATGGCGCTGCATTTATTGACGCCGCCAGTATTGAAGCGCGTGTTGACGGCTCACCCGGCACAAACGACATGCCCGGTCGCCTTGTGTTCTCCACAACGGCTGACGGCGCGTCTGCGCCTACGGAGCGGATGAGGATTGATAGTGAAGGAAAGATTGGCATTGCTGCAGCTACGTCAACTGGTTATCGCGTTTGGGTTTCTGGAAATACTCCTGCTGCAACATCAGGCAATTCATTTGGCATTGCAGTCGGACCGACAGTTCAATCAGACTCTACAACTGGCTTCACAGGGTTTAGGACGTTTGTAAATACGCAGGCAACGGCTTTTACTCTTGCAAATCTGACACATTTTTCAGCCGTTCAAGGCACATTTGGTGCTGGCTCGGCTGTAACAACTCAAATAGGCTTTCAGGTTGGAAGCAGCCTTGTCGGGGCAACCAACAATTTTGGTTTCTCGTCCAACATTCCGTCTGGCACGGGTCGCTGGAACTTCTATGCTACTGGCACGGCTGATAACTACTTTGCCGGTCAGGTTCAGCTTGGCGCTGGAACAGTTGGTGCGCCTGCACTCAGCACGACCGGCGACACGAATACCGGCATTTTCTTCCCTGCGGCTGATACTATTGCCTTCTCAGAAGGCGGCGTAGAGTCGATGCGTATCGACTCCTCCGGCAATGTCGGGATTGGACGGGCCTCAACTGGCTATAGGCTTGAAGTCGGGGGCAGCGCCGACACGACGATGGCTGTTATTTCTACTTCCGGCTCCAATGGAGCTGGACTCCTCCGTCTTGTTGGGTCAGATGTCAGTGCGGTGTATACGCCATATAACGCAGTTGTTTCTCAGGGCAGCACCGGCACTCAACAATGGTATATTGGCGGTGATGGCAATGTTAACACGCTTGTTTTCAAAACAGGCACAACAGAAGCAATGCGTATCACCTCCGGTGGTATTGTAGGCATTGGAACAAACGCTCCTGCTTCTGCAAAACTTGTTGTGTCCGGTAACAGCGTTGGAAACTCTAACATCCGACTGATTAACACTGCTGCCAGCGGTCGCACTTGGGATATTTGCCCGTTTGCAGTTGGTTTGTCAGATGCGACATTTACCATCCGTGATGGTACTGCTGCTGCGGATAGATTGGCGATTGACTCCTCCGGCAATGTCGGGATTGGCACTAGCACTGTCAGGGCGCAAGAACATATTTTTGGTATAGGTCAAACCACGGCCAATCTTACAGATTCTGGCGCACGCGGTGGCATGCTGCGTGTTTCCGACAATAACAATGCTGCCGGAAGCGGCGGTGCAATTTTGTTTGCAAATTTACAAGGCGACACTGCAAATTCAGTTGGTTTTGCATCAATTAAAGGCCTACTTAATGATGGTAGCGGAAACACTGCTGGCGACCTTGCGTTCTCGCTTCGCGCTAGTAGTGCAAATTCTTCATTGACAGAACGCGCCCGCATCTCCTCTGCTGGCGGGTTTATGGTTGGAACAACCACGGACCCCGGCGCTGGTCTTATTTCGGATGTCAGCGGGAATGTCCGTTCAATCCCGCAGAACTCCCAGACAACAGGCTACACTCTTGTCGTTGGAGACAATGGCAAGCACATCAGCATCACGACTGGTGGCGTGACTGTGCCAAGTGGTGTGTTTGCCATTGGAGATAACGTCGTCATCTTCAATAACTCTGGTTCTAGCCAAACGATCACGCAGGGTGGTTCTGTGACGCTTCGGCAGGGTGGCACAGCAAACACTGGCAACAGGACTTTGGCGCAGTATGGCGTTGCAACCATTCTCTGCGTTGCATCAAACACCTTCGTCATTACGGGAACGGGGCTAACCTAAATGACTACTGTCACGATGTTCTTAGGCGGTGCTGGCGCGAGAGAAACAAACATTGTCGCGGGCCAACTTACCAGTCCGGGTCTTAATGGGTGGAAATGGACTGCCGCATCAGGATTTGGCACAAAATACACCCTTACAAGCACTAGCTATAATGGGCAAGATTGCCGATTTGGCGCGGGTGGGTCAGTTATTGGAATTGCTAGTAGACTTGTCACTGCGGCTAACCGAATTTCGGCTGTTCCATTTTCGTCTAGTGGGTTTGGAACTCAATATGCAGGCGTTGTTACCGTTCCAACTGGAGATTGTTTTTCTGTAGGGTTTAGTAACTTGGGCGGGTCAATGGCTGTTGCACATAGTGGTGCTCCCGCCGTAAGTGCGTATCCGTTTTCTGTTTCAAGTGGGTTTGGAACAAAATATGCAAACCCGGCTTCTGGGCTTGGGACAAATGGAATTGCTGTCGCATTTAACGCAAATGATACTTACATTTCGGCGGGAACATCTGCAAGTCCTTTTGTTCACGCATATCCGTGGTCAACATCTACAGGTTTTGGAACTAAATTTTCAAATCCTGCAACCCTCCCAGCCAGCACAAATTATATTCAGTTTAATCCAGCAACCACAGCGGTGGTTGGGAGCCAAAGTTCATCTCCATTCATTTATGGGTATCCATTTTCGTCAGGAGGGTTTGGAACAAAATATTCAAATCCCGGAACTTTGCCCGCAAACCTCTCAAGAAAAGTTGCTTTTAATTCTACAGGAGATGTTGTAGCTGTCGCACATGCAACTACGCCATTTATAACAGCATATCCTTTTTCTCCATCAACCGGGTTTGGAACAAAATTTGCAAACCCAGCTAGTATTGCTGCGGACGGTTTAGGAGTTGCGTTTGGAGCCGGAGACTCAGCCATATCACTGGGTCATGCAACTGCTACGCCGTGGATGGCAGTATGGGCTTGGAGCCCAAGTGGATTTGGGACAAGATATTCAAACCCCGCCGCTCCTCCGGCTACTTCCGTAGAAGCGGTAACTTTTGACAATTAAAAAGGAGAAGACCTGTGGTTAGCAACGAAGATCACATCAACAATTTGGTAATTAATGCTTACCATCGTGAGATGGAAGTTTATCATTATCAAATAAACATTGATAACTATACAGCAATGCTAACTGCGTTGCCGTCTGGTAATTGGCCTGAAAATCTTGCTGTTTGGGCGTCTACTGAGATTATCAATCTCCCCGCCGAAATGAGCGACGAGGACGTTGAAGCAGTTACCGATCTTCAGTATCGTGACCGCATCCGTTCGCTTCTTCGCACTGAAAAGGCTGAACAGAGCAAGGCGCGTCGTGTTCTTGAGGCGCTTAAACAGCAGATTGGTGCTGATGCTGATTCAAGAATTGCAGCATACACACCGCCTACGCCCGCTAATGGGTAATTGAGTAAAAGAGGGGGACTAAAATGGAAAATACGCCGATCACACTGACTCTGACAGTTGCCCAGTGCAACATCGTCTTGAATGCTCTTGCTGGGCGTCCTTACGGCGAGGTGGCAGAGGTCATTGCTGCCGTTAAGACGCAGGGCGAGAAGGCTGTTGCAGAGCTTCAAGCTGCTGCGGCTCCGGGTGTCGCGGACGAAACTGTCCAGTAAGGAACAGGGACAATGGACCACCAGACGATGATCAATGCCGCGTTTATGATTGCCACTGGCGTCGGTGGGTGGTTTGCACGAGAAATGTGGGGCGCGGTGAAAGAGTTACGCCGCGACCTACATGACATAGAAACCGATCTGCCAAAAACATATGTCATGAAAGTGGACCTAGACAAGCGCATGGAACACATTGAGCAGATGTTTCAGCGCATCTATGACAAGCTAGACGGGAAGGCGGACAAGTCATGAGCAGCGCAGAAGACAAACAAGACAAAATGGCTCTTGAAATGGCGGCTTCTGCCAGCAAGGGCGCTCTGGTTGAAAAGATCGTTTTCGCCGGTATTCCGATCCTGTTTTCCTGCGTTGTGTATCTGATGAACAGCCTGTCCAATGCGAATAACGAGATCATTCAGCTTAAATCTAAAATTGCGGTCGTCGTAAATGCCGAGAACAAAGCAATCCCGCCGCAGGGGACGACGATTGACATGGCTCAAATTAGAGAAAATTTGAGCGACAAAATTGACCGGGTTGAGCGTGATGCTGCTCTTGCTCGTGCTGCCATGACGTTAGATCGTGAGAAGTCCATGGCCGCTATTGAAAAGAGCCGCATGGACATGACGGTTGATGCCGCCGCCGCTCGTGCTGGCATTCGCTTTGATATGGAGCGCATAAGAGCAGAGCTTGATAAGCGTATTCATGCTTTAGAGCAAAAGAAATGATTACCGCGAAGGTGGTCCTCATTGCGTGGATGCTTGATGTTCAGACAACGAATGTCATGTACTTCATGCCAATCATGGTGATGCCAGATGATGCAACTTGTGAAAGAACACTTGCTGAACTTAAAGAAACGCACAAGCGAGGCTATGCGTACAATCTCGCAATTCGTGGCGCGTGTATTCCGGCGAACATAGGGGGGTAGTATGGACATTCTCAAGACGGTGGGGCCGCTGCTTGGACAGTTAGCGCCGACCATCGCGACGGCTCTCGGCGGCCCACTGGCTGGCCTTGCCACGAAGACGCTCTCCAATGTCCTGCTCGGCACGGAAGATGGCTCAGAGGCTGACATTGCCAAGGCTATGCAGAGCGCCACGCCTGATCAGCTTGCGGCTATTAAGCAAATTGATGCCGACTTCAAAGTAAGGATGGCGGAGCTTGAAATTGATCTGGAACGAATTTCAGCAAAAGACCGGGACAGCGCCCGCAACCGAGAAATTCAGCTTGGCGACATGACGCCAAAAATTCTTGCTGCCGCCATCACCATTGGCTTCTTTGGCATCCTGTTTTGGATGTTTGTCCATGGTGTTCCCAAGAATGGCAATGAGGCTCTTCTTTTGATGCTAGGAGCCCTCCAAACAGCCTTCACTGGCGTGATCGCCTACTATTTTGGATCGTCGGCTGGTTCTAAGGCCAAGAATGAATTGCTCAAAGGGGACGGAAAATGATCAATTTCAAAGGCGCTGCTCGCAAGATTGAAGATGCCGAGATTGATAACATTGCCGCCGACTTGGGCGTGGAATCGGCTGCCTTCCGTGCGGTCATTGCGGTAGAGGCTGCTGGGTCTGGCTTTGACAAGGCCGGTCGTCCAAAGGCGCTTTTTGAGCGCCACCACTTCTGGAAGCACCTCAAAGACGCACCGGGTCTTCAGGCTCAGGCTGTGGGCGAGGGGCTTGCCTATCCAAAGTGGGGTGAAAAGCCCTATCCAAAGGGCTCGGATGCGGTCTATTCGGAGATTGAGCGAGCCTGCGCCATTGATGAAGAAGCAGCCTTGCTGTCCACCTCATGGGGGCTGGGACAGATCATGGGTTCCAACTATAAGATGGCAGGATGCCAGTCTGTGGAGGCTATGGTTGAAGAGGCAACGGAGTCAGAGGCGGGTCAGCTTCGCCAAATGGCATCGTTTATTCGGTCGGCTGGCCTTTTAGATGAGCTTGTTGCCAAGAACTGGGCGGGTTTTGCAAAAGGCTATAATGGCCCCGGCTATGCCAAGAACCAGTATGATACCAAATTGGCAGCGGCCTATGCCAAATTTGCCTGATTGTGCTATAACAAGCGCATAGCGGAGTTGGCATAATGACAACGGGCCTTTCATACAATGGATCGGTGCTAGGGACGGATAGCTACGTCCAGCAAATTGCCACTATGGCCGTCGTTGAGCCGACAAACCCGGAGTACCTGATCATCCTGCCTCAGATGATCACTTACGCCGAAAACCGCATTTATAGGGATCTGGACTTCCTATTCACCTCCATTGCCACAACAGCATATGGGTTGAGCGTGGGTAGCAGGACAATTTCCGTTCCTTCCGGGGTTTTTGTTGTCCCTGAACAGATTAACTTGATCACTCCGGCTGGCACTAACAACCCGGATGTTGGCGGTCGCGTTCCTCTTCTTCCGACAACAAAAGAGTTCTTAGACGCTGTGTATGGTTCTGGTCTTTATACCGGCCAGCCTAAATATTTCTGCCCCTTTGACGATTTCACATTCTTGGTTGGGCCGTATCCTGACGCCAACTATACCTGTGAAATAGTTGGGACGTATCGCCCCAACAGTATGTCTAACAGCAATCAGACGACGTTCATCAGCTTGTATCTGCCTGATATTTTTATCATGGCATCTATGATCTATATCTCAGCTTATCAGCGCAATTTTGGTCGTCAAAACGACGATCCTCAAATGGCACAGTCTTACGAAGGCCAGTATCAAACTTTGATCAGATCGGCCTTGATGGAAGAGAACCGGAAGAAGTTTGAAGCCGCTGCTTGGTCTTCGCAGTCTCCTTCTTCTGTCGCCACGCCAACGCGGGGCTAAGACATGCCGCATCAATCTTTCAAAGTTCTTCCCGGCGTTGATCAAAACAAAACGCTTGCCTTGAATGAGGCTGCAATTTCTATCAGCCAGCTTATTCGGTTTATCCCGGATAGAACTATGGGCGGGTTGGTTCAAAAATTGGGCGGCTGGCAAAGGTATATGCCCGGCTCAATGGGATCTATTGTTCGTTGTCTT